CTGAATGCCTACCGCATCTGCTACTATAGAGCAGTCTGCAATAGCCGTCAACTGGGGAACACCCACGCCTGCAACCACCCGTGTAGAGCACACGCTGCCAGGACCAATGCCAACCTTCACTACATCTGCACCAATCTTAGCAAAATCTTCAACAGCAGAACGAGTAGCAACATTGCCGCCAATAAACGTGGCTTCATGTTCAATCCCTGACATGACGTACTGCAGGGCGTTCAAAGCGTGCTTGCTGTGACCGTGGGCGATATCTAGTACCAGAATTTGGGTACGCCAACTGTTCGCTTCACGCACGACAAGGTCTAGGTCTTCGTTAACTCCAAAAGCAACTGCTGACCTAATAGTACGTCCAGCAACAGAACCAAACCGTGTACTTGTCAACGGGTCACCGCTGGAAGTAAGAGGCATGTTTCGGTGCATAACCCCAAAGCTACCCAAACGATCCATTTCGCTAGCCATGATAGGACCACATACTGTGTCCATGTTAGCGGCGATCAGCGGCATCGTTAAATGATGCTTACCTAGTTTTATGGACAAGTCTACATCTGTTCGACTTCGTACTTCCGAATACTTCGGAACAATTAGCACATCATCAAACGTGTAAGCTTTGGGTCTAATCTTCATCGTAGGTGTACGCATTTGTCTCTTTCACAGGATACTGTTCTTTAATAAACCGACGAACTTCACGATACTCCGACTTGTTGTCGTAACTGTACGCTTCAAGCGTGCCTTCAGCATTGGACAGCACGGATAGTTCATCGTCATAAAAAGCGTACCAGACAGTAAAATCGTCAGAAACTAGTAACTTGTCTGGAGCCATTCCATACAGATCGTCTGATGTAAACATAACAATCTAAATCAGGGAACAATATCAGGCTTGATAGCGTCAGCATCAGCGACTCGCTGACGAGAATAAGACCCACAGTCGTTACACTGATACTGCTGGTAAACCGACACCTGTGTACGTTTAGTACCCCGCTTCTGCAAGCGCTTAGACCCACACGTAGGACAAGCGTTCGTACCATCAAAGATGTTAAGGTTAGGATGATTCGTCATCCAAGGACGCAACTGAAGGTAAACTTTTCGAAGCAAATCAACATCCTGCTTAGCATACTTAATCATCAACTTCCAATACTTCATGTCACCACGCATACAGCCTGCCCAAGTTTCAAAGCCTCCCGTAGAAACCTTACGACCAACACCCAGATGATCGCCAAGATGATCTAGCTTGTTGCTGTTGAACATAAAGTATCTACGGGCAACCTTCAATGTGTCTATTGACTTAACAGGCGACGCAGGGCCTAAGCCGTGGGCCACGAAACGAGCGTTAGCCTTACGCATATCGAACTTGTCGCCGTTGTGCGCAATCACAATGTCAGCCTCGTCAAACAGCTCCCACAGCTTCTTAACAACGTGGAAGTCGTTTTCAGGGTCCTTCTTGTAGTCGGCAGGGAAGTCAACCAGAGAAGTCACATGGGACTTCTTCTCATGTTCCCATCTGTAAGACACACAGAGCATGTACCACTCTCGCTCATGGGCGATCACATTCTGCTCGTAGTGCCCCCAAACCATACTGAGGTTCGGTGCCGTCTCTATATCGTAATATAAAATCTTTGCCATAATCTATCAGTTTACCACATGTTGCAGTGACATGCAAGCCTGTAAGCGTTGAATGTCGTCAAGGCTGTAAAACCCTTCATCTGCAAAAAAGTAGGTCCGCCTATTTTGACGTTCCTTCCGTAGTATTCCTTCCTTTACTAGTCGGTCTAACGCCCGCCAAACATGCTGGTAACGCATCCCTAACTCGTCAGCTATTTGCTTCTGAGTCATATCAGGATGCTCCAGCACGGCGAGCAGAACTCGTGCATTAACTGTCAGAACTCTCATCAAAAGTCATAGACTCCATGACAGACAACGAAATATCCATCTCTTTACAAAGGTTCTCTAAATAAGAAGTTCGATTCAAAGCTTCTTCCAACTTGCCGAAAGTTTCAGCCAAAACACTTGTGAGGTAAACAATCTTCTCATCAGTGTTATGTATTGAAGCAACTTTGTCCATAACGTCAAAATTGGTTACGTCATACTTTTCAGCATTAGACGCAACCAACTGTCTGTAGTTCTTTAGTGTTGTGTTGTAAATTGAAGCACGGTCAGCCATGCCTAGCAAGAACGGTTCAAAGTCCTTACCGATTGAAATGGTGGTTCCGTCAACGTCAACGTGGCCACTTTTGATTAGTGGCTGCAGAGCAGCATACACCCAAGACTCATCTGTGCGGAACACGCCGTCTTTTGCAATCAGTAGCTCAATAGCCCGATGCGTATTCTCCGCTAAAGTCGGGATCGCAGCGGGCGCTACGGCTTCTCTGACAATCTTTTTATCCATAGAGGTAGTCTACCCCAAAGCAGGTTAGTCTGTCAAGCCTATGGCTATCCGAACATGTGCTTCCATGTTTTAGGGCCAACAATACCATCATTATAGAGTTTGTTGTTTTGCTGGTACTTTCGGACAGCACGAGTTGTTTCTCGCCCGTACCATCCGTCTCCCGTAATTCCTAGCTTTTCTTGCACGTGATTTACAGACGCATCTCTAGAACCGTTACGTAAAGCGCCCAGATACTCTGGCGCAATGTGCTCTTCAACTGCGGGCTGAGACTTTTTAACAGTCTTTTTAACAGTCTTTTTAACAGCTTTCTTTCTAGCCATAACAAACTCCAAAATAGGTTACACACCTAGTATACCACATTAGCCGCACCAACTGCCGCTCATATACCAAGGCTGCCACTTACATCCAGCCCAACTAGCAGCTGAATCCGCAATGTATTTGGCCTGCACCAGATTAGTGTACGGATCAAGCAAATCTTCACGAGTCAAACCAAGACCTGTAAGTCTACCTCCGTGTGCCGCCCAGTTAATCTGAGTCAAACCATAATCTCTCGTAGGACTAATAGCTCCTGGCCTGCACGTGGACTCCTCAAACATAATTCGTCCAAGTTTAGGCAAATCTTCTTCAGCCCAACCAGCAGAACGAGCCACATCCCACCATTCAGTACACTGCGGAGTAGGGTTCGTGTTAGACGCAGCCGTTGAACTTACCACAGGAGACCCTGGAACGTTGTCTGTACTCCACCCCATGCCTTCTAACAGTTCGATATGGGCTGCTTTGGTTTTAGGGCCGTACTGGCCGTCTGCTGTGACGCTCAAGACTCTCTGTAGGGCTTCTACGTTGTCTCCACGGCCCCACGTATACTCGTCTAGTAGAATGTCAACCACGGGTTCTAGAGCGCTTAAATTGGCAGGTGCTACAGACGAATATTCTTCTACTCGCCGTGGCGTAAGCGCAGGCTCTTCTACATCTTCCACAACAGGCTGAGGGTTAGGCTCAGGGGCGTTGATATCTAGCGGATCGTCAGCAGCACAGCCTATAAGCAAGAAGGCTGCGATTAAAGACGCAAACAGTTGCGTAAACGTTTTGGGAAACATGTTCTACTCCGTTGGTTGCTTCCAATAGTATAGTGGATACGGGTTAAAGAAGCAACCCTGTTTCCATAAACGTGGAGTTACTGTGCTTCTAATGCTTCTAGTCTTGCGGTGAGCGCCGCTACCTGAGCTTCCAATGACTCAACACGATTCTTTTGGTCCTGACCGATCTTGATCAAAGGCACCGTCAGATACTCGTAGTAGATCGACCGAGGCGTTTCGCCCCAATGCCCCTCGTCGTAACGCACCGCATACTCGTAGCCTGCCTCGTGCAGACTCTCGGCAGACAAACCAGCTTCCAACGGAGTGTCGTCGGCGTCGTCAATGCCTCGGTACTTGATGACCCGAGCATCAAGGACTTGATATGCCTCCTCCAAAGGCATGTCTACGATGTCTTTCTTGTACCGTTCGCTGGAGACAAGCTCCATGACCTGTCGGTCGGAGTCTCGGGAACGCAACGTCCAGTAACCGCCCGACGAGAACTGGTTGGCCTGCTGTAACCAGAAATGATCCCAAGCCCTACCGCTCTTGCCCAACTGCCGTGAGTTATCAGAGTCTGGGTAAAGATGACCCGCAACCTCAAACCCATCACTTGCAGTACGAGCCTTCCAAGACCCGTTATAACGCAAATCAACAAAACCGTTAAAATCGCAGTAAATCGCCCACTCGTTATCCTGATCGTTATAGATACCGAAGTTACCAGTAGACGAGTTTGCCATGAACACGACCCAACCATTAATTGAGTAGCCTTCCCAACCGCCCTTGCCAGCACCAGAAGTCTCAACCGTACCATAGCTACCAGTCGGCAAACCGACCCTCAAACCAGCGCCATAGCCACCAGCCCAAAAATTCACCCAGCCATTGTCAGCAACCATCTGCATATGAGCACCCGCAGCGTTATGCTCAGGATAACCAACATAACCCGCACGCCGATAAGAACTATCGTCATGATGATTAAATGCCATGTACGGACGGCCCGTAGTAGTAGTTGCAGCCAGAATCACCTGCTGATCGGTAGAAGAGTCAATAATGAATTGGCTAGTTGCATGAATGTTACCATTCACATCCAAGTTGTACGATGGTGAAGTGTCGTTGATCCCAAGCCTGCCATTAGTGGTAAACGTGAAATCTGTACTTCCAATGGTGTTGTAGAGGTTGAATGAATTGTCAGAAGCGTTGGCAAAAAGCGCCCAGCGCACCCCACTCGTCAGAAGTTCTAACTCAGCGTTGCCTGACGGAGCATTCACCCTGATACGAGAGTTAGTAACTCCGCCAACTTGCAAGATTTTGTCAGAAGCATCGTCAATGATGTACATTGAGTAATCACCAGAAGCTCCGCCCTTAAAAACAATGCCCTCACCAGGGTCAGCAATCTCCAACTGATTAACACCAGTAATGTTATAATTAGAACCAGAAATGCCACCGTTAGCAAGCGTCAAGCCGTCAATACCACCAGACGCAGTAAGCGCACCACCAAACGTAGAACTCAAATCGTCCGTATCAAACTCAGCGATCTTGTTACCAGCACCATCCTCAAACGACCACGAGTTCGGGGATGTGCGGTAGTAAAGCGCTCCCTCCACACCGGACGACGTGTGCGCTTCCAATCCGAACGGTCCGCCCTCGTCCTGGCGGCCAAACTTAATCGCACGAGCGTCCCCCACCATGTCAATCTGACCGTTCACGGACAGTTCCAGACCCGGCGAAGACGTGTTGATGCCGACACGATCATTGGTCGCATCCACAAACAACGTATCCGTATCAACCACAAGATCACCAGTAACCGTCAACTCAACAGCATCACGAGAACCATCAACCAACAAATACTGCGTATGATCATCATCGCCCAAACCAGTCAAATTACCATGATCCACCACAGCAGCCGCAGTACTCGTAGCAGACGACAACGCCCTACGATAATCATCAACCTCAACAAAATAAGCGCCCGGAGTGTTCGAACCAAACTGTCGATAAATAACCTTATACAACACCCGCAACTCAACCACAGGCAAATCAGTCAAGTCCATAGAATCCCAAGTCACCGCCTCAGCATCACCCACATTCGTGTAATAATCCTGACCCATAATCGCAATCACAGGGTAATTCAACTGGTTTGTTGCCACGATCCAACTGATACCATAATTATTTGAAGTGATCTCAGGAGTGCTCCATGTACCGCCAGAGTTCAAGTTATAAGTCGGGCTTGGAGTGCCGCCATACTTCAAAGGAAAGTTAGTGGGAGCGTCATAAGTCCAACCAGTAGTACCGCTCTGATAAAACACGGGAATCTGAGCAGGCCCTTGCAAATCTTGCTCCCAAGTATTCGCCGTGGGAGTGTTAGAGTGGACAATGTCTACTTGCAAGTCCTCATCAAAGAACGTGCCATCAGCAATGTCGATGTACGCCTGATCGTCAGTACTACCATTCTGCGTAGACACATCAAAATTAGACGCATCAAAACCACTAGCAATCGCCGCCCCACGAGTACGATGCAAATACTCATGAGTCTGCCAATCCAAAACAATACCATGCCGCTCATCAAACAGCATATACTTAGCAGGCTCACCAGAGTTGTAATGAATATAGGCAGTAGGAGTTTCTGAATCCCACTGGAAATACGTTGTCGTAGCCTGCAACACGCCGTCAGCGTCAAACGAAATGTAGTACAAATCCGAAGAACTACCGATAACTACGCTCTCAGAAGCCGTTTTAACAAACTTCTGACCGGCACACCAAACAACATAACTATCGCCTACAGGAGCAATCGTGAAAGTTCTCGTGGAATAATCAAAAGAGATAACGCTCTCGGATTTGTCTTCATGGCCGATAGGCTCGCCGCCGTCACCATTAGCGGTTGTGATCACTTCAGAGATAGGAACGAGCTTAGGTTCGCCGCTGTCGCTGTCATCACTGATAACTACTTTGTCGTCATACGCTAGCGTCACGGTTGTCAGTTCGTTTGGTTCAAAGTCAATCGTAACCGAACCAGTATCGCCTCCACCGCTCAAACCAAGCCCAGCGATCACCTCTGTTATATCAGCCTCTGCAGGATCACCAGAAGTGTCATTAGCACCAACAAACGCCACAGGCTCAAAAGAACGCCCCTCAATAAACCCGACCCAAATACGGTCACCAACCTGCGGAGTGAAACCAATATACGGCACGTTTTCGTACACGTTGTTTTGACCCAAACGTGGAATAGTGACGTTAAGAGAGTTGTCGTTGACTGCTTGGACGATGGCACGCCAAAGGCCGTTAGCGCCGCCGCCTGTAGAGTATGCTGTGTTTATTGCTCTAGAAACCATAATTCAATCTTTCTTAATCGACGTACCCTTGGTCTCTCCAATAGTCATATAATTCAGAACCAGTTTTGGTGTTGTTATACCAGTCCGGGTCTACTAAACCCGGTGTCGCAGGATTCGTGAAGGGCGGGCGCACAATCTCCACGAAACCGCCCACAATTGCACTAACAGCATTTTTTACTTTAAGAACACCCTCTTCAATTTCAGCATCCGTAGGAGATAAGGGTTGTACATTTCCTGTAATACCCCTTGAACGAGCAACTCTCTCAGCATCCTGTAATTGAGTTAGCCGCCTTCTAGCCGCCGCCAGCCGTTCCGCTTCTGAAACCCCACCATCATCCGTAGTAGACGTAGTAGACGTAGTAGACGTACTAGCTGAACGACTCGTAATACCACTCCTCGCCTGCAACGGGAAATCAACCGTAGTACTCTCAATCTTATCCCACGTCGCAGCATCAACAACACCAGTCTCAGGCAAACCAACATACGCCTGGAAACGCTTCACCGCAGCCTCCGTAGCCGGACCAAACTTACCATCAACCTGAGTTTTAACAGCACGCTGAATACGCTTAACACAATCACCAGACGCCCCCCGCTCAAAGACATTAAGCTTACACTCAAGCTCTTCTAACGAATCAACAGATGAACAAGTAATTCTCACCAGCTTATCAACACCAGCTTCTACACTCACACGCTCCACCATCAAACGAGGATTGCCATACTTTGCAGTCAAATCTGGAAGCTTAACAACCACACCCGGATAAAAAGACCTACTAGTAGCATTCGTCAACAACGACAAAGAACCATTATAAGGCTTCTCCTCATCCTGAGACGCTTTAAAATCAAGCGAAGTAGCCTCCAACGGATTCTCACCTGAAATCCTAGAATAATCCACCTCACCGTATGTGTTAATTTGGAACGGAGGAGTCGAAATAGTTACCTCAGGAGCATGCTCCGCAATAAAATCTTGAGACGCAAAAAACAACGTACCTCTAGCCTCAAAACACATAAACTCTAAATCTCTAGCCAATCGAACAAGCACATCCCACGTGGACTCTTCTTTATTCTCTGAAGCTTCCCGTTTGATCGCTGTGCGTGCACTATCTTCAGCAAAGATTTTCAACCCAAACTTTTCAGCCATGTTGGCCGCAAAAACTGAAGGCGAAATGTTACCAAACGACTTTGCGCCTTTATCTTTCCGCATCCGCTCTGTTGCCCGTGACCTTGCACGAACTGTAATGTTTCGATTACGTGCATTGAAGTTTAGCGACGCTTCAGCAATTTCGTACTCTTCATAAAGGAAAGTAACTCTTCGTCCAATGATGAAGTAGTTGTTGGTAAACATGTTAAAGTTGTTGTCGTAGACTGTGAACTTTAGCTCGCTTACCATTTTGCTTGTGAGATCAATAGATAGGTTTATGATACCTTCTTTGATTTCTTTCAGTTCGGTTTCGTCAAGTTCACCGATGAGTAGACTGTCTAGAGGTAAAAAATTCATGTTTAACCTTAGAAACCTAGCTCGCCAATACTAGCGATTGTTTCGTAAGCTTTCGTTTCATCTATACCAAACTGTATAGATACTTCATTAGCCATCGCAGTAATTTCAGCTGGGTCTTGACCGTACTTTACAGCAAGCGCCTCTGGACTTAATGGATCAACAGGAGGAGGTGATCCAACCCCCACCGCTTTAGGAGGTCTTTCAATCAACGGCAACTCCTCCGTCAACGGCTTATACTCCACCCGCTCAGTCAACTGAATACTAGCCTCAATCCGTAAAGGCTCACCATCTTTATTACGGTACTTGACCGTATACGAAAATTGTGTCAAAAACGACAAAAACGGCAAAGCCTGAGTACCGTAAATAAACTCACACGGAAGACCAGAACTAGCAATCTGCTCTAACGTGTCAACAACACCCTGCACCGAATCGCCGTCTTCGTTCAGAGGCCCAACCGACATGCCGCCGCTTGGACGGTGAACAATAACCGCATTAAACGTGACGGTACGCAACTGGGGAGTTGAGTAGACGTTTAACGGTTTCAGGTAGGGGCGCTGAATTTGCTGGTAAGTTCCGCCATAGTTTTGGTGCTGTAAGTTTTGTGGACCGAACGGAAACACTACTTCAATGAACTCTGGCGGCGGTTCTTCTGAAGGTGCTTCTTCAGCGTCAAGCGTTTCGAACGGAGCCAGAAGACGGTCTCGAATTCGAAGACCACGGTACATAAGGTCAGGCGTCGCCTGATACGGCGTGTCCTCGGGCGGTGTGCCGCTCGGCCCCCTTGAGGTACTTGCACGCAAAATCGCACGCTTAACATCAACCGTAGACCACTCAGGATTCGGAATAGAATTCCCTGATAAAGCTATAATTGTACTTGCTGCCATAATCTTTACCCTTCAGTAGAAACTGGTGCGACGCTTATAGTGAAAGAGTACTCTGACCCGTTCTGTGAAACCCGTGTAGACGGTTCACCATCAATAGAAACCATCGGCGCAACACCCTCAACCGCTTCTAGAATACCCTGGAGCAGCTGGTTACCTAGATCAGTTCCGTCACCAACCTCTGACAGATACGCTTGCATAATTGCGGGCAGATTACCTTCTTCTGCAGCGCCCCGCAGCAAGTCCTCGTAACTGCCAATAGGCCCAGTTTCCAAGCCAGTCTCTCTCCGCAAAATTTCTTGGAATCTCTGGTCATTGACCAACTCAGCAGCATTCGCATCAAGATAAGCATCCCGCTGCTCCGCAGTTCCCGTACCAAACACGCCCGCACGAGCAATCTCTCTCGTCCTACTAACCTCATTAAGGTAAGCCGTCACGTTATCAACGTCAGCACCAGGACCAGTAATAAGACTCATGATATTCTCAACCGGAACACCAAACGATGTGGCCATCTCTTGAGCAGTGTTAGCCAACAACTCGTCAAGTTCAAACATTGAGCTGAACTCTTCACTCAAACCGCCAGTTTCTACCTGACGCTTCAACTCCATAATTGCAGACAAACCAGAAACAGCAGCGTTACCACCAAACGCAACTTCCGTAGAAGTATAATCATTGATAAACTGCTGCAAATCAGCAGTGTTATACTGGCCCAGTCGATCTGCGTCAGCCAACGCATTTAACGAAGCATTAGTACTCGCTCTCGCTTCCATACCATAAGCAGTAGTCGTGGTCAGGTCAGGAAGGAAACCTTGAGCCAAATCAATCATAGGAGCGTTATACAACTCAAAGAGAGTCTCAACGCCCGCCAAGTTTGCTGTATCCAACGCAATACCAAAATCTGAAACAAACCGTTCAATTTCGCCACGAGAAACCTCTAACGTTTCAGACAAATCCCCAACAGCAACATCAATCTTGCGGAGTCTTTCTTCTTCTTCACGTTGACGACGAGCAGTTTCAGATTCAATAGTATCTGTTAACGACTCCATTACGGCACCAAGTTCGTTCTGAATAAAGTCATCCAAATGCATTTGGGTAAAGTCCATATTAGCAAACTCTGTACCGGCTAACAGTCCAGAAGTTTGAGCTTGCATAAGGAACGTTCTCATAGCGTTCGTGTCGCCTTCAGTGAAACCATCTGCGGTCATGCCTGCCATCATGGCTGCTTCAGCGCTTTGTAACAACGATTGTGCTTCCATAAACTGAGCGTCGGTTCCGCCGTTAGCCGCAATCGATGAAAGGTTCGTGGACATACCTGCTGCGAAATCTTCGTTTCGTTTTCTTTGCCTATCGCCTTTTGTGCCGCCGAATAGGCCGAACTGCTGTGCTAAATGTAAGCCACCAAACCCAATAGTACCAGCAATAGCACCAACCGCAGCGCCTGCTACAGTTCCTGCGCCGGGAATAATTGACCCAAGACCCGCACCAAGAGCAGTTGCCCCAGCAATGCCTGTCAAAGTATTACCAGTAGAAGAGCCTTGATTAATTGCCTGTGCAGCAGAACCTAAAGTTGTCACACCACCACCAAGCAATAAACCTAACCCCGGTACAGGTGTTAACATACTCAATGCAGCACCAACACCACCAGCAGAAAGACCCGCACTTAACGGACTGTTTTCAGCGTAACTTCCTAAAGCGCCCATGCCGCCTCTAAACCCGCCACCGTCAGCAGAGCCTGAACGGTAAACATCAAAGAAGTCTTTAGCTCCCATAGCACCCGCTAGTAAAGTCAAACCCTTGGCTGCGTTCAGGTTTAAGCCTTTTCCGCCTATAGAAAAACGGCCATCTCCAGCACGAATATTTGTATAAGCGTTAGCAATCCGTCCATTCCGCAAACTCGCAGCGTCGTCTATTCTGGTAAGTAAACCTGTCCCTTGACCGCTAGCAATTCTATACCCCATATCATCCATAAACGAAGAAACACGCCCTGCACCACTACCACCAAATCTCGTACCAACAGCAAAGCGTCCAGTAGGGTTAGTACGCATATCTAAATAACGCATTGCATTGCGTTGGAAAAACCCGCCAGCATACTGAGAACCAGCCGCACCAGCCGCACCAGCCCCAGCGCCAGCCCCACCCGCAGCAGTTCTAGCCGCACCACCTGCTCCCGCCATAGCCTGACCAGTACGGCCACCAAACTTCGAAAAGAACTTACCCGCAGGAGTACCCAACATGTATAAAGCGCCCAAACCCATAAGAACATCCCCACCCGGAATAGCGCTAAAAACAGAAAGCAACAAATCAACAGCCTTAATCAGCAGCATGATAAGAGGCTCAAGAGCAGTCAACACCTTCATCAAGCCCTGGAACGCTTCAGGCAGCTTATCAAAAATAGGTTTCATCGCCTCAAAAATACGAACCAACATCGGCCCGAGCTTTTCAGAAACATCACGAATAATCGCAGGGAAAGACTCAAACAACGGAGCAATAGCGCCCATTACGTCATACAAATTAGGCAGCACACTCGTGGCAACAACATTCAACGTATTAGTCAACTTAGGTAACGAACCAAAGAAGCCACGCTGACCTGAAAGGAAACCCTGCTTAATCGCATTCAAAACGTTACCGAGAGCGTCACCAAAACCAATAAACGTTTCTTTATTGTCTTCAATCAAATTTGAGAAATCACGGAACAGTCCGTTAGCAGAACGCCCAAACATGGCTTTAAACATCTCAATGACTACATCAGCAGCACCCTCATAGCTACGAAGCCAATCGCCAAAACCAGTGAAGAAATTACCAACCGACCTAAAGAAGTTAATAAACTTATCAGCAGCACCAGCAATATTACTAACATTCTGAACAATGTTAGAACGAATAAAGTCACTTACCGCATCAGTAAAACCAACCAACGCAGGAGCCATCGAATCCGGGCCGAACTCCCGCATGATCTGAGCAATACCCAACACATCGTTTCTAATGATCTGACTAATCTGCAAAAACGCATCACGGAAAGGCTTCAGCAGCGGCTCACCAATGTTTGCAAAAATACTCTTAAACGACTCAGCTTCAGCCTTCAACGTGCCAATAAACGTTCCGGCAAAAGCCTCACCCAAACCCTGGAACGCATCAGCCGTGGCACCACCTCTAGAAACAGTACCAACAATACTGCTTAAAGACGCACCCTGAGCAATAGAATCAGCACGGAAACCCCTAGCGCCCTGCAACGCCGTAATCAAGCCAGCCGTATCACCAGACTTCTGTGCAGAAGCAAAAGCCGCAGCCAACGACTGCACCGCCTTAGCGTCACCACCAGACAAATTAAACAACTGGTTAGCCAACACATTACCACGACGAATACCTGCCTGAGCAAACGAACCAGCAACAGCACCAGTAGACTCACCCAACAACGAACGAGTTTGCGAATTAAAACTGCGGTTCAACTGGCGGGCACCACGAGCACCTAACTGACCGCCGCCAAAGAACGGCGTAAGTTGCACTTCCTGAAATTCTCTAATAGCCGCAGCCGCAGTCGCCAAACCAGCCGCAATACCCGCAGCAGTGACAGACAAGCCTTTAAGCGCTATGTTATAACCTTGGACCGCAACCCTACCAGTTATCAACAACGCTTTAACAGCCAATAACCCAGCCGTAAACACAGCAATCTCGGCTGCAACAGCAATAAACGACAACTTAGCAAATGTCGTCAAAAACTTCTGTAAAAACCCCGTAACTTTCTTAAGTCCAGAACCAAATCGGCCCAACACAGTTCTGAAGCGATCAAACTTGCGTGTATTCTCACCAGCAGCTTTGTTTAAACGACGATTCGTGGCATCAAAATCACGGTTCGCAGAAGAAGCACCACGAGTCGCACGATTCAAAGCGTTCTGACGATCCTCTAACGACTTCAGTCTACGCTCAATAGCAGCAAGATCGTTGCTAATATCAGCATCGATCTCAACCTCAATTACAACACGTTCTCTAGCTTCAGCCATAACTGCCCCTAAAAATAAGAACCGGGAATTCCTATAGATATTCTACAGAAATCCCCGGTGCTTAGTAGCCACCCTGCATGGCTTTTCTTTGTCTTTCTCTTTCCGCCTGATCCCTAGCCAATGCCTGCGCACAAGCCATACGAATCAACCACTCATCATTCGTGGAGTCCAATAACTGGACAGGATCAACGTGGAACGTTTCACCTAGACGGGCTGCTGATTTAATTCGGACATCTTCCGAAAGGCTATCAACTAGCCCTTCGTAGGGTCCTCCATGTCCACTTCGTCACCATAACCAGCATGGTCAAGAACCTTAAGAGCAGTGCTCTCAAGGTGCGGATCAACAGCAAAGAACGCCCTGATAGCATCAGGCAAAGGACGATCAGTGTCCGTCATCTCCATAACAACAGGTGATGCAAACGTAATCGCATTCCCGTCATCATCCATAACAAGCTCGTTGTTGAAGAAAATACCAGTCACGGTCTGACCAACCACATAGCATGAGAACTTGATTGAGTCAAGTTCTTCAGTCTTGCGGTTAGTAGAGTTGCGACGCCACGCCTTCAACTGGTCGTTTGTAATGTTAGGAGAGTATCGGACAGTAACGCCCTTACGCTCAGGAATAGGAATCTCAATCTCAGGACGGGTAACTTCCTTAGCAATCTCCGTCTTCAACTGATCCAGCAAAGTAACCTTACTGGCCTTCTTCTGTGCGGCAGCAGGTGCGGAACCTGCAACCTCAATGATTTCATTTTCTGTGCTCATGTTTATATACTATTCCTTTCCTACAATCAAGTCAACTAGCAAGACACATTAGTCAGCAAGCGCTGCCCAAGTCTTGGGACCAACAACGCCGTCCGCAGCAAGACCCTCGTCACGCTGGAACTGCTTAACAGCCTTCAACGTCTTAGGACCAAAGTCGCCGTCAACGCCAGAATTCTTACGAGGACGAGAAGTCAGCTTGTAACCGTTCTTATCCAGAAGCTTCTGAAGGAACTCAACAATCGGACCCTTATCGCCCTTACGTACGACAGTCTTAAAACAAGCCGCAATGAACTCAAGAACCTGAGCCTGCTCAGACTTAACCGAAGCAGCCTTGGGAACCTTGATATCGCCCTTAACAGGGAACCAATCCATCTTCGAACCGCTAACACGGCACGGCTGATGATGCCACCACTCCGAAGCCACGGTCTTGCGAATACCATACTCTTCAGCAATCTTGTTTACCTGCGTGGTAGAGATAGCGCCCTTCTTGATGATACGGAAGTCAACCGCATAACCGTAGCCATCAAACTTAGGCTGGCTCATATGATAACTTCCCTGGAAGCCCGCACGGTTAATGCGGTCAGGGTTAGCTGCCAGATTAAAACCGGGCTTACGGCTCTTATAGCCATCATACAGATACTTCTGCTGCTGATAAGTACGCACGCCAGAAACAACAGACACCTTGCCCTTGATCCGAGGATCAGCAAAGAACGCCTCTAGACGGGCCTTAAACTTGGGATGCAGGTCCTTAACATTGACCCGACTACTAACTGTTGGAATACTCATGATTAACCTCATGTAGACAATACATATCAAACAATAGACTATAAAAAATTACACCCCCACGCAAGCAATGTAAAAAAGAAAAGGCGCTACCGAAGCAGCGCCCAATCTTTATTCAATTATGTTTATGCGAGGATCAGATAGCGCTCACTCGGCTCACTGAGAACGTGAGCGAGAAAGAAGCCGGAGCACCTGAAGAAGCATCACCATCAGGCTCAGTAAGCCCAACAAGCAAGCACTTCGGATACACACGCTCAGACCCAGGCTCAGCAAGATCGCAGTTAAGCGTGTAAATCTTGACATCATAGTAGGTTGAACCGACCAACTGACGAAGGTTGTTCAATCTATCAGCATCGTCATCAGGACTGTAGAACCTGCTGAGAGTAATGTCACCAATTTCTGAAGGAGCACAAAGAACCTCAGGGAACGTCGATCCCCCGTCATACACCTTCTCTACTGCAGCGCTGATTTCGCCGCCACTGACTGTAGCAAAGTACGTGGCGAAAGCCGGACCCGGAATATGGCCGGGAACGTCTCTAACCGCTGAAATCTCTGCGACAATCTGCCTCTGAGTTGCTTTAGCCATTTATATCTCCTTAGATTACGGGAGCCGAAAGATTGCTCTTAGTGATTACTATATCAATTAAATCCGCAACCCCGGACACCCGGACCCCAACCTGGGCCTTAACAAGACCGTTGGCAAGTTGCGTCGCTGGATTAAGAGTGCTGTCAACCACGACATTGAAGCCGGGGTCAATCATCACGCCATCATCATCAAACGCTTCGTAAAGGCCACCAGCAGCACGGACAGGCTCCAAGAAAGCCTTGATTGAGCCACGGATACGTCCGAACAAGTTGCCTCGGGCGTCTACCGTCTCAAACACGTACTCTTCCATACGGGCTTCAACACCAGTCACAATGTAGTTCATGGTGTCACGCATCGTAATGTAGCGCCAGTTGGCCTCATCGTTTGATACTGAGCGGGCACCGTAAACACGGATTCCGGTACCAATTTTGCGAATTACGTTAACTCGGGCCGCATCCATTGTTTCGCCGGTAGCTGCAGTAACATCCTTTGACAGGCCACTAATAGTTCGAGCCTGAGAAATCTGTCCAGCACCTGCACGCCACGGACCACCGCTCAGCTGGATCGCTTTAGCACGAGCACCTGCAGCAAACGCCTCAGGTGAAATCGTGACCGTTGCGCCAGCAACCGATGACTGGCCTGAAGCCAGCTCTGCAGCGTTCGGTGACGGAACCTTAATATGTGGCCAGTAGAACGCCATGTAGCTTGCTTTATCATCAGCGTAGTAGTCTGCCGCTGAGCTTCGTGCTGAATTGGCAGCAACGTCATCAAACCCCAAGAGCGCTACACGATTATGCTCAGCCGCATGATCCCGAAGCGCATTCCAAACATCAGAACCATAACGGCCCGGAGCACAAATAGCGCCCGTGCCAAGATTAGGTGTAATGTTAGTGGTCGCTACAGCAATTGCTGTCACATAGTCTGAATCTACAACCGCAGTACCATCACTACCACCAGAAAGGGCAGCAGCCGCAAGAGTAGCTGGATTAGAAGACGACGTAGCATCGTCAGTAAGTTCAACAAGATGCGAAACTGCTGAACTGTTCACCACGTTGATTGCGTCTGTAACTGACGTAAGGTCACGAGTCGAAAGAAGAAGAGCATCATCTAGATACACCTTAACCTTGAAACCCGAAACGTCAGCAGCAGCAATCTCAACATCTAGATTGTCTGACCAATCACCAGCATTCTTTGCGGTAGCAACCATAGTGGCTGAACCTGAAGAATCGTTCAAAGTGATAGCGCCCTTGGCCTCATCACCGTCATCAGTAATGACACGCTGCACATAGCACCGAGAACCGCCCTCATCAAAGAAGGTCTTGACATGGCTGTAAAGTGATCCTGATTCATAGTTTCCGTAGTAGGTCGTATAGTCGTTAAAAGACCGAAGAAGCGTGGGTTCATCTGTAGGACCCCGC